CTACAGCACCCGCATGATGTAGTTAACCATCATCGTCGGCGGCATATTGTTGTGCGCGCTTCCGCCTCCTGCCGGCGCGTTGACGACTGACGCGCCCGTCCCGGCAGATTGGATCGAAATACCTGTACTTGCGGCATTGATCGTGATGTTGGTCGCGGCGAATCCGGTCAAATTTGCTCCCGTCAAACCCGTATCATTGACGGCACCGCCACCGCCCGTGGCACCGCCGAGAGCAGCGTGCGTATCTTGCAAGTGAGCGTGGGTGGGATCGAAGTAACCATGTGCATGCGTCGGGTCGCTCACACCGTGCGCGTGGCCCGGATCGCTCAAACTGTTGGCGTGCGTATGCGATGGAACCTCGGCGATGGCGAGGATGACGTTCTGCGCGCCGCCGGTTGCGCCCAGCGTCGTGCCGGTGATGCCCGAACCGGCGAGCGTGATCCGTCCCTCCGCCCCCGCTCCGTTCATGTTCTCGCGGCAGGCCAGCAAACGGCCGCCGAGGCTCGGCAGATTGAACGTGGTCGCCCCGTCGCCGGCGCCATAGGTCGTGCCCATCAGCGCGAACAGCGCCGCATAGGTCGTGCGCGAGATCGGCTGGCCGGCGGGAAAGGCGAAGCTGCTGTTGGGTGCGGCGGGCAGAAACTACGGCAGGCCGGCGCCGAGCGGGACGTTGTACGGGTTGGCGCCGAAGAAGCTGCACAAGATCCATTCCGCGGCCGAATTGACGTACCTCGCGACATAGGGCGTCCCTGCGATCAGCGTGCCGGCCGCGAGCTCGACGCCGGGCGACGAGCGCAAAGCCCTGGCGCCCAGTCCGTCGACGTTCAGCGTCACCGGCCCGGCGCCGCTGGTCACATGCGGAACCAGCGCGATAATTTTCCCATCCGTGGCGGCGAGCGAATCGAACGCCTGGTTCGACGCCACGGTATAGGCGGTCGCCGTCCCGCCGGTGGTGACGCCCGCAATGTCGTCGCGGTACTTCGCCGCCGCCGCCATCATCGCGCGGGCGGAATCGTTCACCGTTGAAGGCGCCTGGCCCTCGGCCCAATTGATCGTGCCGTCGGCACTGGCGTTGTTGTTGGCGGTCTTCGACCATTTGAAGAAGGACATTGCGCGCACCTGAAAGCAAAAAAGGCCCCTACCGGGCCGTTCGTAACGGGAGTTGAGCGATACCGAAGCGGCCTCAGCGGCCGCTCACGGCTGTGGCTTCCCCGCGCCGGAATGTTTGTTCTGAATGAAGTCGGCCAGCGTGCCGCCAAAACCCTGCTTCTTGGCGTACTCATAGTGCGCAATGTCGCTCGTCACGCGGGGCCTGATCCTGGCCTGCAGGTAGTGCATTGCGAGTGCGGGATTCTGCATCAGCGCAGACTTCAAGGCGGGATCCATGTCTTGCTGCTCTCCGACATATTGCAAGACCGCGCGTTGGCCCTGCTCCGCCGTGTCGCGCTGGGCGCCGCCGGCCCAGCCTTGCAGCCCACGTCCGATCGACTGCCCGAGATTGCCGCCCTGGAGCGCGCCCGCGAGATAGCCGAGGATCGCATTGCGGTTGCCGTCGATGACGCCCGGCACCAACGGCGCCGCCCCGAACGGGAGCAAGCCGTCGCCAGCGCCGGCGCCGAATAGGTCGGGGAAGATGCCTGCCATGATCTGTCGTCCTATCGGCCGTTGAAACTGTTCGGACCCATGAAACCGTTGGCGAGTGAGCTGAAGAGGCCGCCGGCGAGTGCGGACGCTGCGCCGCCGGCCAAGCTGGTTCCGCCGTTGAGAGGCATGAGCGCGAGCGGGGCGAGCGACCAGGGATTGAACGGCGTGCTCTCGGTCTTCTGCTGCGTGCCCGTACCGGACGACATCCCCGACGTGGTTCCGGACGATGAGCCCGACGACGTCCCCGCTGTCGTGGAGAATGCTTGCGCCGCGGGCAACACCATGCCGAACTGGGCCGCCAGCGTTTGCACCGGAATGCCGCGGCGCTGGGCCTCGACCGCAAGCTGTTGCGTCGGCCCCCAATTCTGCGCGGTCAGCGCGGTGTCGGCGGCGCCGATTCCGGCCTGCTGGTTCGCAAGCCGGGCCTGATCGAGATTCGACAGCAGCCCCGCCGTCTGTCCCCCGGCGCCGTAGAGCGCATCGATCGCGCTGCGCTGGCCGGCTAGAGCGCGGCTGTAGGCATCGAGCAATACCGGCGCCTCGGCTTGTCCGATGCCGCGCGCGAGCGCCTGCTGGTTCATCCCCGAGAGATCGCGCCCGGCGCCCGCGAACATGCCATTGACCTGACTGCTCACGTCGTTCTTGAGGACATCAAGATAGGACTGCAGGGCCGGATCGGACGCCGGATTGACATAGTCGCCGCGTGCGAAGGGCGTAAGCGCGGCGCGATATTGATCATATGCGTCGTTGATCATCGGCGTCCGGTCCCCACCACCGCCGGCAAGCAGCGTGTTCGCCACGCTGCCAATCTGGGAAGCCCAGGGATTGCCCGCGGAAGCGTTGGCCGAGAGCTGCCCGAGCGCGCTGGATTCGGCGTCAGTCAAATTGGGCGACAGACCTCCAATCTGGTTGAGCAGATTTCCAAGCAGGCCCGACGTCGCCGCCCAGGGCGTAGTCCCTTGCTGCGTGGCCTGCTGCGACCCTTGCTGCGATGCCTGCTGCGTTGCCAGCGACTGCGACGATGTCGTATTGGTTTCCTTGGTGCTGCCGCCCATGATCACAGATCCTTTTCGAGCACTATTCGTTTCGTCTGGTATGAAGTCAGAACGCGCGCCCAGCCCTTGCGGCCGATGATGCGAGTGGCCTCGCAGCCCTCGGCGCGTGCAAACTCCTCTATCCGTTCCAAGAGTCCGATCCAGCGGCGCATGTCCGTGGCCCGCGAAGCATCAGCCCGCGAAGAGTCAGCCCGCGAAGCAACAGCCCGCGAAGACGGGCGTGAACGCCCTGATGCTCCCAAACGCCCTGATGGCGCGCCGCAGGCCACGACGACGCAGACCTTGCGCCATTCGGTTCGATGCAGCTCGGTCACCGCCGCGGCGTCGATGCGCACACCGTCACCATCTTCGTAGGTCAAGGCGAGCCACAACAGCGCATCGCCGCGCAGCACGCTGTCCTCGACCGGACCGAAAGAGCTCAGATCGCCGCGTTTCATCGCGGCGAATATCAGATTGCGCGCGAGCGGCCAGACCAGAGCGACCTTATCGGGCGGAATGCAGACAAGATGACATTCCGGCTGATCACCCGTCATTTGGTTTGGCTCACGAGGCGCGAAGTCGATCAAGACGTCACAAACGATCCGCCGAAGAACACGACCGAATTATTTCCGAAGTGCGTGTTGTCCATTCCCGCCACGTTGCCGGCGGCGAAGTAGTCGAGGTTGATCCACGCTGCCCCCGCCGTCACGTTCCCGTGGGGTGGGCCCGGGGACGTTGTCCCGTTGACCTCGACGGCCAACGCGCCGTATTCCTGCGCCGTGAACGGCAGGCTCCTGATCGTAGCGGTACCGGTCGACGAGCCCTTGCTCGAGAGAATGACGATGCCGCTGACCAGCACGCGCGTGCCGATCTTGAGATAGGAGCCGGACCGAAGCGAATAGGTCACGCCAGTGGAAGCTCCGCCGAACGCAAGCGCCGGGGTGAAGGCGCCCGACGAAATGCCCAGCGTGGCCCGCGCCGCGGCGGCGTCCGTATCATCCAGGAGCGTTTCGATGTACCCGCTGACGAGATTGCTGCGCCCCTCCGCCAATTGCCGGACGATGTTGACGATCTTGTAGAGGTCCCTTTCATTGGGTGCGAGCGTGCCGACGGTCATCGCCGGCCCTCCCGCGCAAAGGCGGGCTCGAAGCCGCTCGCGAACGACCATGCCACGCCTGCCGGGATGCGCAGACGAGCGCGCGCCAGGCGCGTCGAGACGTTGGCGGGACACAGCCCCTTGCCGTTGACAGCCTGCTCGGCGCTGTAAGCCACAGCACTCTGCGTGTTCTCGCGCGTGCCGATCGCGCCGTAGCAAGTCGCCGCGTCCGTGATCGGGCGCAGGCCCTTCACTCTGACACGGCGGTCATCCAGGGCTTGCTCCGCCGTGTCGAGCGTCGCCTCGAGGTTGGGACCGGTGCAGAACCCGAGCTTATGATTGTTGTCGAAGACCGCGATTTTAGGCAGTGCGGACAGAGCGACATCGTCCAGAGAGAATGCCAAGGCATCGATCGAAGACGAAACGGAGTCCAATCCTTCGAGCGTAAAACCAGGCCGCGAGAGCGTTGCAATATATTCTCCGACCAATGACACGACCGAGGATCGGCCGAGCGCGTAGTCGTAGCAGAGGAGCCTGTCGAAGAAACCCGACGCTCCGGTCAGCGATCTATAGGACCAGTAGACCCGGCTTTGCTCCGGGTCTGCCGCCCCGATGATCAGTTGGAGGCTTGCGGGATCGTAGTCGCCGAAGAACGCACGGTCGAACTTCTCCTTCCCGATCGGCTCGGGGATGCCGGTGGACAGCATTCCATGAAAGCCCTGGGAGGCCAGAAAGAAGATCTTGTCCCCCGCTCGAATGAGCGAATAGGGGGCGAGCAAGCCTTTGTCCTCGGCAATGCGGTCAATCTGAAACACGTAAGGCGCGCCGACCGCGTACACCATGCGACGGATGACGCCGTCCTGAAAGATCACGCCGAACTCGCCGCCTGCGACGCCGCGCACGATGCCGCCGTCCGGGAAGTCCTGGAAATCGCTGGAGTTCACCCCGGGTGTCCATGTGGTCGTGGCGTTGAGCCCGGACCACTGGATTCGATAGGGATTGGAGAGCAGGCCGCTCAGCACCAGAAAGCGTCCGACGACGGCCACATAGGAGGCTTGTGGCGGGGAGCCGCCGAGATTGGCGAAAGTCACCGACGACGTGAGATCATAGACCAGGGGCGAAACGTTCGGATGAACGGCAATGACGAAATTGCCGAACTGGGCGAACTGCCAGTGATAGCTGGTTGGAAGATTGGCATAGCTGCCGCCAGAGACGTCCTCCCACAACAGCGTGGTGGCGTTGAGCCGATAAAGCTTGTTCACGGTGCCGGCGAACGCCGCCACCGACCCGTCCGACTTGCGAGCGTAGAAGAATCCGCGATTTGGCGTGGCTCCCGGCATGGCATTGGAATAGGGAACGAAGCTTTTCCACGGTCCATAGCCGTCGGCGCGCGGCACCACGTTCTGCGCGAGCCGCGAGGTCGCGCCGTTATAATTGGCAATGTCGGGCCGGTACTCGCCGAACGGCAGCATCACGGCGTCACTCCCATCACGCGGATGGCGCCGGCCCCGCGCGTCTTGTTGGAAAGCTTCTCGATCTCGTCGAAGATTTCGTCGCGCCGGGCCTTCCAGAGCGGCGCGCGTTCGTCGTTCACCCCGAACATTTCGGCCTCGACCAGAGCGCCGAAGAGATAGAGATCGGGATGCGCGGTGAGCAGCCAGTTGGTCGCGACCGCGTCCGTAAGCGCGGGGATCTTCTGGAAGTAATCGAGTCTGATCCCGGTCGTGCTCAGGGGACGGATTTTGAGTGCCATGCCCTCGATGGTGAAAGCGGCCGGGATGCCTGTCGCCAAAGTCGGATAGGCCGCTTCGAGATATGCGGGCGGAACGTAGTTCAGTTCGACCGTCGGCGTGCCCTGCCAGGTGACGTGACGCCAGGCCAGATAGTCCGCGGGGAGCAGGACCGACCCATTCACGGCCGATGGAATGAGCGCCGGCCCCTGGGTCTCCTGCTGCTGCACGCGCAGGCGGCGATTGGCGGTAGCCTCGAACAGGGCGATGAACTCCGGCACCCGCGCGGTGAACAGCGTGTGGTCGAGCCAGTTCTCGACCGCGGTCTTGAGCTCGGTGTAAGTCGTGATGCTCATTTATCCACCCGCAGATGCTTCCAGTCCGGATCCGCCAGCTTGCGCGCCACCAGCTCGTTGAAGTCAGGCGTGAACATGCGGGGATCCGTATTGCCGCGCGCATATTCCTCGTTGAGCCATCGCACCAGGATCACGTTGGGGATGCTGGCGATGTGCCGGCCGAAATCGCTGCGCTGCGGCTGCGCTCGCAGGGCAGCATTGCGATCGAGGATCGGTCCGGTGTCCTGGGTGGTGACCGCGGTGATGGTCTTGTCGGCGCGGTCGAACAGGACATCGGTACGCATCACGCGACTTCCGTAACGGAGAGCTTGCCGGCGGCAGCCTCCTGGATGACCGCGATCTTCTGGCCCGGCGTACAGGTGAAATATTCGGGACGATCGGCCGGCAGATAACTGTCGGTCGCGAGCGCAGTCGGCGTGCCGTCGCCGATCCTGATCCGGCAGGCGCTCGTGGCCGC